ACTTATTTGAAAAGAACTTGTTAATACGCACATCTTGAACATTATTGATTAGGATAATGCAATCCACCAATTTGGCAATTAGACTTTGCATTTCTCTTGATGACACAGCTATAGGAATTTGTAACAACGGTTCTTTATCCAATTGGAAGTTGGAACCTTGCATCTTGCCTCTGTTTCTTAGCCAAAATTCTATCAGCTTAGAGTTTAAAAGGCCTGTTAGGTATTTCATATCTACTCTATCTGTCTGGATAATATTGAATGTTGCGGAAAAATAAGTATTTGCATATGCAAATGCGAACAAAGGACGTTCCGAACATTTTCTTAAAACAATGACTTTTTCATTAAGAAAGAAACGTTCTTCGCGAGCACGGTGTAAACCGTATGGTTTGTTGTCTGATGTTATGATATTCTGAAATCTATCTAAATGCTCTTTTAGATTAGGATAAGCGTCAAGGCTATGCAAATTCTTATAGGAAGAATTTGTATAGATAATAGCAAGGTCTGTTTTATTTATGTAATACCGATGTACATTCTTGGAAGAATTATAATATGGTTTGATAAAATTAATTTCTTCATTATTTAAAGGTATTGACTCAACGTCTTCTTTAGTCAATCCAAATATACCTGTTCCTTGTTTAAGTCCATGTTTTTGAGCTAATTTTTTATTTATGAAATCGTAATGTGGGTGTATTCCATTTGTAATCTCATTCTCATTTAAATAAATAATATGATGTGCTTTTATTGTATCAAAAATATGCTCATTTTTGTTGAAAAAAATACTTTTATTGATATAATTTCCCCTTCTCACCATTGGCTGAAAGCAAACAGAATTAGATGAAGTTCCATCTAATAAAGCAATAGCATCTTTCTCTGTTGCATTGCTTGTTATGAGCCGTCTATAATCAAAGGAATAGTCATCTGTAACCTTATCTTTATTAAACAGCATAATCATTGTTTGAATGCTTGCGCTTTCAAACATCATTACAGCTCCGAAATCAATAAGTTTGCAAATGCGCGTTTCTTTTATTACTTTGTTTCGCAATATGCTGGCTCCAAAACTTGTTGTCCAGTTGTTGGTGGCAATAAAACATAACGAACCATTATCTTTCAGCAAGTCTATACAATTACATGCGAAAAGATACCATATATCCATTTTGCCTTTGTAATAAGGAGATGCCTTATAAGGTTCAAAGAAAGTCTTGGACATTCTCCCCTCTTTGATATAGGGAGGATTAGCTATGATTATATCAAAGCCCGTAAAGGCTCCATTCTCATCAAGCAGCTGTGGGTATTCAAACCTCCATTCAAAAGAGTTCTGATAATTCTTATTGTTCAAGATATCTTCTTCCTGTTTTTTCATTCTCGAAAGTTTGCTTTTAGCTTTCTTGTAACCATCAGGGTCAAGTATTGCCTTACGCTCTCCAAACATAGGCGTCTCTTCATATTCCGCAACTAACCGTTCCGCTGCTTGACGCTTTTTAATGTCACCACGCGCAAGCGTTGTCTTGAAGCAATCTTTTATTTCCACTATCTTAGAACGCAGAGTTGTTTTGTTCAGATGCTCTTCTGTATAAGATGTTACCAAACTTTTGTAAGTATCAAGTGTAAAGTTTTCCCATTGCTGTCCCTCCTTAGACGCTTTTTCTTTCCCTTTTCGATTATATTCAACAAAGACACCTTCTATGGGCATATCAAGAGGATAGCGACATAGTTGTGAATTTCCACACATTATCTTATAGTCAAGGTTGGGCAATGGTTGTGGCATCATTTCATCGACCACCAAAGCCAGCCAAAAGCGGAGGCGGGCTATATCTACTGCACCTTGTTCTATATCTACTCCAAAGATATTATTCTGTATAATATCTCGTTTCACCTTTGCATGAGAGAAATCTTCGGTGGACTTGAGAAAACCATAGAGTTGCATACGAGCATGATAGAGTACATTGAGTATCCCCATAGGAAAGGCACCCGAGCCGATGGCTGGGTCGCATACCTTTACAGTCTTGAGCAGATTGTATATCTCATTGGCTTTGGTCTTACTTTGAAGTTTTGTGTCAACAACCCCCTGTTTAATCAAAGCCTCAATGGATGGATATAACTGTTCATCAATATGAGACTTCAGATACTGCACAATGGTTTCACGGCACATATACTGGACTATTTCCTTTGGCGTATAGAATGCTCCCTTGTCCTTGTTGTCCTCCAACAGGTTTTCGAAGATATGTCCCAACATCTCTGGGTCAATGCCTACTTCTGCATCATCGGGATCGTTTTCGTCAATGGTGAAATTGTATTCTGAAAAGAATTCCATCAGTTCTTGAAAATAGGAGTAAGGAAAATCTATATCCCTATTATCCAAAGCATCCTTGTCAAAAAGGCCACCATTCAGGTAAGGTATCTTGATGTTGTCGCCAAGACGTGCGTCGGCGATGTCGTTGGGTCTGGCTTCGTTTAGCGTATTGAAGAAAAGTGGTTCCAGTACATCGCTCAATAATCTGTCGTTGTCCTTATAATGCTCGACAAGTTTTTGCATATATGCTTTGTCACCACCTTCCCATGCTTTGCTACTTGCAGGTACGCTCATCCAGCCTTTTTTCTGCAAGAATTGCAGAAAGACAAGACGACCGAGTAGTTTTTTCACATAGTCGCGATTGTCCTTCGCATTTCCTGTAAGGAAATCACAGAATTTTTTATAACGGTCTTTATAACCTTTGAAGAAGTCCTTGTTGAGTCGCTCTACTGAGAAAGTATCGGTAACATCTGATAATATTACGTTTTCTTTCTTCACCAATTCATATAAACGGATGGCTGCGGTGGTACATGGCTCGTTCCCGCCCAGTAAGAAAGTGTAGCGTTTCGGGGCTGTTTCTTCTGTTTGGAACTCTCCCATCTCATTGAGTACAGTTGTTTTTGAGACGAAAGTGAGGCGATAGTCTATTTGTTTCTTCGAATAATAGAAAACCAATATGCCGTGAATGATGTCTTGGTCAATATATCTTATGGCTATATTGCGTAGTCCTTTTCTGTTGCGGGCAATGTCGATATTATCGGCAACTTCTATTGCAAAGAGTGCCAATGAACGGTTGTCATCAAGACGTATCGTTCCTATTTGTCCGCCATTTCTTACGGACTTGTCTTCTATCGAGTTCGGAACAGAAAGATAGTCAATCTTATGAAACATTTTGCCAAGAATGTTTTTCCACGTTTCAAGATTGAAATTCTCTTTCAATTTATTTCTTAGTTCAGTCTTTTCCATATATCTTCTTTATTTTTGTTCGTTTTGTTGAATAAAAGTATTGAGTAACAGCAATCCCTTTTCCGTAAGCCTATATTTCTGTTGGGGATGATTGGGCTTGTCGGGATATTGCATCTCTATCCAGCCTTGCTGCATAGCTGGGAGAATGAATTTCTTTTTAAAATACCAGTGCGACTTATACACAAGCTTGTACACTTGCTTATACACTTGCAAGATTTCATCAACTGATAGGGTCTGCTTACTTATACTGATTATCAACGATTTAAGTTGCACACTAACTTGTACACTTTCCTCAACATCAATAGTGGAAACCTGTTGCTGAGATTTCTTGGATATGGGGAAAGTAATACGGACAAAATTATCTGTAAATGAGAAACAATCCCTACCATAGGATCTGAGTATACGAGGGATGCCAGAGCCCAATGACTCTACCAAATCCAAATCACGATAGATGCGCATCAATTCTTTGTTGCGTGGTATGGAAATTCCATTAAAGAATTCCTCACAACTTAATGATTCGGGCAATCTTCCAGCAGAAGTTATCTCAATGCGGTCTGGGAATATTTCAAACTTGGGCGGCACCTCAAACGAATAGTCGTTATGTACAATGGCGTTGACGACAGCCTCGCGCAAGGCTATCTTGTCCCATAAAGGGGTCTCGTCTCGTTCTGCGGAGGTGATAGTTGCAAAGACTTTATTCTCTATGTCTAACTTTTCCAGTACGCTTTTAGTTGCCTTTATCAATGAGCAATAGCCGTATTCATTATTCTCTATCAAATCACATCTGTCAAGGCTTGAATACTTGGCAAGTTTTATAGAGTTGTTGTTTTCATCAGCCAGCAAATAAGCTACATAGTTAAGTTTTCCGTCCTCTGTCAATAGTTCTAAGCTACGCTTGAAATTCTCGTTCAGCCGTTTGCCACGCTCATCGTAATAAATGCGCAACTGTTCGAAAGATAAATCCTGCCTATTGGAGATAATCCGCCCAATGGAATTTCGTGTACGCATAGCAAACAAACGATCAATCAGCTGTTGCTGCATGGGCTCTGCAGAAGTACCCATCCGAATGAATGTCCCTTTGGAGGTCATGCCATACTTGGACTTGAAATAAGGTTTTTCAATACCGCTTGCAATGGTAATCTTCACGACCGAGCTGCCGTTTCGGTCTTCTGCTGATATATCGAAAAGCCCCATGACCGAAGGGGATATATTGTTTTTGATGCGATCTTTCAACCGTAACATGCAGGTATCTACGTCATCGACTCCCACAGTGTTTCCGTTTTTATCTACACCTATATATATGTATCCCCCTTCCTTGTAATTCAGAAAGGCTATCACTTCTTTCTCTATATCCAAATCGGGAGTAAACTCCAATTTGTATTCTATACGATTAGTTTCACTCATAATCAATCAAGAACAGAAACTTTCAGAAATAATAATTTCTGGATTAAGCGAACCTCTTTGCTGTTGTCCTTTTACAGTAACATCGCCAGAAGCAATATTCTGCTCTGCTAATAAAGGGTATGATGAAAGAATTTTCATCATTTGTTCAAGAAGAACGGATAATTTTATTGGTGCTTTCTTTGTTGCTGTTTTCAGTTTGTTCACTTCTCGTTGCAGCTGTTGGAACTTACCAGTTGTAATTGCTCTCTTCGCTTGTCGGATTAGCTCTGCTTCTTTTTCGGAAATATTTTGTATAGTCAGGAAACTATCAAGATAAGCTATGGCCTTTTTCTCGTTTGGTCCCTGCGTGGGATTAACTTTAAGGCTATTCCCTTTTTCTGCTTCTGCTCTTTCAGAGAAATTTTCAAGTGCTTTACCAATTTGGAAATGATGAAGTTTATGCAACGGAATCGCTTGCTCATTCACATCAGCCTTAAATATTTTTACAGCTTCAAGGAAAGTAAGTTCTTCCATTTTCCCATCTTTATGAACAAGAGTGAAGGCATCTCTTTTGTTGTTACGAATAAATGCCAATGTTGATTTGTCTGTATTAGCGGTTCTTCTGCCTACACGGGCACGCAAAGGCATTTTTGCTATTGCCTTCAACAAATCGGGATATTCTTCTTTTAGTTTCCTCAACCACATTAAATAGCTTAACTTCTCATCGCGTTCTTCCTCAAGGCTCTTGTCAAACAAACCAAAGCTTTCAGGGGTTTCTTCATCAGAATATATCTGACTGTCTTCTCCCAAGGCTGCATGGAATGCAAAGAGTTTTATCTTGGCTTTTTTCACAAGTTCGATATCATTGTTCACCTTTTCCGTTGGGAAAAAGTTGTAAACATAGATGTCCTTGGCAACGCTGCCAATGCGGTTCACACGGCCAATGCGCTGCATTAGGCGTGTGGAGTTCCAAGGAGTATCATAATTCACAACGATATTGGCTCGATGCAAATTGACACCTTCTGCCAAGACTTCCGTTGTCAGTACGATATTATAATCTTTTTTCTTATTCCCTTTATAGTTTGCATCAAAATTAGCGTTCAGCAAAGGCATGCTTTCTGTACGGTTGTTGCTTCCGACCGATAAGACCTTGTTGTATCCTTGTTGTTTTAACTTTTCTGAGAGATAGTTTGTTGTTTCCTTGCTTTCAGAGAACACTACCAATTTTCCCTCTAAATTAATAGATTTATCGAATAATTGATTTTTCAGTTTATCAAGAAATACATCCAGCTTCGGATCATAGTCAATCTTGTCCCATTCGGCTACCAAATCCTTCAATAAAGCATCATCATGCTTCAACCCATCTACATAAACAGGTTTGACGAAATCATCTGGCGTACATACTTCTATCGTGGGGTCTGTATATACCGACTGCTCAATTAATTTAATCAGTTCGTCTTCCTTCCCATTGCTCAATAGTTCGTTTACCTTCAAATTTGGGGCAATGTATATTGAACCTTTCTCAAACATTTTGAGCATCACACAGTTTGCCTCATAGTATCGTTTCAACGACTGCTTGAAAGCGTAAAAGCTACTGTCGAGTCGTTTAACGAGCAAGGTTTTCATAATTCCTGCCAACTGGATCGAGATTTGATCGGCTTTTTTATATTTCTTTTTTTTGTCCTCGCTAAGATATTTTATAGCTTGGTATCGGAAATATGTCAGTCCTTCTTTCTTGTTGCTCAACACGTTGATGGTCTTGTCGTAAAGTACACTCAAAGCCTTATCTAACTCATAGTACAGAGGCTGGGGTTGATGTACTGTTGGGAATACAATTCCTTGCTCGTCCAAATCTTTTTTGTATGCTTCATTTTCCAACAGGTCTGTGCGTGTACGACGAACAGTTAATGGTTCTACTACTTTCACGCGTATTTTTTCGTAAATGCTCCTTACTTTACTTGCAATGACAGAGTTGTTTTTCTCAGCTTTCACTTTCTTATAAGCATCAATCTGCTCTCTGAAGAAACGTTGCAGATTTCCTTCTTCGAGTGTACTGTCCTTAGAATCTTGAAACAGATATACAAGATTTGCAATATCTTCGGGCTTGTTGTTCAATGGTGTTGCCGAGACGAGAATTATTTTTTTTTCGTATGTGGTTCCGTCTGTACGCAAGTGTCGAGTGGGTGTCTTGCATAACTTTTGGAGTTCGTTGTACATAGTTGCTGTGTCAGTACGGAACTTATGCGCCTCATCAACAATGATCAAGTCGTAAAGAGAGGCATCTTTTATCCTGTGCAGGCTTCCATTTGTAACAATACTATAATTGTCGATTTTGAATTTAGTCAGAGTCTCATCCCAGCTATCTTTCAAGGCTGGTGGAACTATAACCAAAGTATTAGAGCGATATGTTGGAAAATCGTTGGCAAAGAAAAACTTCTTGGCTATCAAAGCTGCCACTATGGTCTTTCCCAGTCCAACGACATCTGAGAGGAAAAAACCATTATGTTTCATCATTTTTGCGAAGCCATCGTTTACAGCATCGACCTGATAGGATAGCTTCTTAAAGCCTTTTGGCAAATCTGATACGGAATTAGGATCAAATTCGATGCTCTTTCCAAAGTATTCCAGCAAGAACTTCAGATAAACTTCATAAGGTGTAAAGTTTGGGTTCAGATAGGACTCATCCCTAATGGCTTCAATGTGTGACAAGTCTATCTCCACTGCTTCATTCCATAAACGGTCAAAAGTTTCGGCAGCAAACTGAATGTCATTGTCATAGCGCAATTCTACATTGAACTCAAAATTCTTTTCCAGTCCTGCATTAGTAAGATTGCTTGATCCCGTTATAACAGAACCATATCCATGCGAATGATATACTTCTTCTCTAAAAATATAAACTTTAGCGTGGATATTTTGCTTGGGATGAATACGCATTTCTATTTTCTCAGATACAATGTCCTCTATGAATTGGAGCATACCATCTTCAACGTCCTTATCGTATTGTGCTTCCTGAATGTTCTTTTTCAGCTCACTAAAGAATTCTTCCTGAGATTGTTCGTCATCAGGATTGAAAAGGAGTCCTTGTTGATTGGCTTGTACTGTAAGTTTATCAACATTAATACCCACGAGAAATCTTATTTTCGGAGTTTGTTCTATGAATTTCCTTATTTTGAAATAGCCTGAAGCACGGAAATAACCAACAAGCACATCGAAGAAATGCACTTTCTTATACTTGAAAACACCTTCTATTTTTTCTAAAAGTGTATTCTGATTTTCATTAGTAAAGAAGTTTGTTCCCATCAATTATTCTTTTGTTGATTTTATCAGTAACCTTACATCTACATCTAATAGTTGTGCAATTTCACCCAATATTGAAACCGTTGGCTGTGTTTTGTTTTGACACCAACGAGATATAGTATGCTCCGTCTTGCCCAATTGCTCAGCAAGCCATCTATTTGTTTTTCCTTGTTCAACAAGGACAATTTTTAAGCGGTTTGTAACACCTATATGTTCATTATTTGCCATTTTATATCAATATATTGCTTACAAAGATAACAAACTATTTGAAAAAATACAAGCATTGTACTTAAATTGTTTTATAATCTGTTTTTTATTGAATCACTTTATGTATAGTGCATTTGACTGGTGTAGAATGTAGTTACTTGGTAGTAATAGTTATTTTTCTTCCAACTACGGCATAATCCTTTTTCTTTCACCGTGTTATCTCTTATTGTAGTTATGTAGTAAGATGTAATCAGTGAAAGAAAAAGGAAAGACAAGAAATAATCAATTAGTTATTCGTATTACCGAGCAAGAATATCGGCGTTATCACGGATGCAGGCTTCTGTAATCTCTGACAGACATACTCTCTAAACAAATGGGCTTCCGTGCTGTCTAACTGAAAGGAGAGGGCAATGATTGCTGAGAGCGGATAGAGCGGTGCATAACCTTTTAGTTGTTCGCTTGCCTAAATATCTTCCTTGCCTGCACTCCTTTCATTGGGATGCAGGTCGGAAGATGTCATTATTGTTTGAAGCCTATGGTTGACTTTCCTCCATGTTACCCCGAAGAACCTCACAAGTTCACTCTCTGTCATGGCTATCTCTCCGTTTCCTTTGCGAATGACTTGCATTTTGCTGCCCCAATCAAAATAGCTGCGATGATTGGCAGTGTTTGTTCTTATTTTTAGGTTGTTGTTTGTCTTCATGCCGTTTCCTCCATTTTACAGGTTACAATATCCGAAGGTTCACAAGCCTCTCTCTTCGGCATTTCTTTCTCCCTTACCGATTGCTTGGCTATGAGCCTATCTATATCCTCCGAAATCTTGTTATCCGTTACCTGCGCATAAACTTGAGTGCTTGATATGGAGGCGTGTCCCATCATCTTGGCTATGCTCTCAATAGGAATACCTGCGCTTAGGCTCATCGTGCCGAATGTATGTCTTGCCATGTGGAAGGAAAGTCTTTGGCGGATACCGCAAGCCTTTCCCACGATGCTCAGTTTGGTATCCATGACACTACGGCTGCAATTACGGTGAAAGACAAGGTGGTCGCCTTTTTCTTTCACCGTCTGCTGTTCCTCACTTCTCCTCTTCTCACTCCTGCAATAGTTGATGATGGCTTCAGCTATGGGATGTAACGGCACGATGAACTCAACCTTGGTCTTCTGACGTTCCTTGCGGATATACTTCTGTCCGTTAGCTGTCGTTTGGATATGCTTGTTTTCTAAATTTTCCATGTCTGAGATAGCCAAGCCTGTAAAGCAAGAAAAGATGAACATCTGTCTTGCCAACTCTGTTTCCTTGTCGTTCATCCTCATTGACATAAGTTTCATCACCTCGCTCTTTTGCAGAAAACGTATCTTCTTTTCCTCCTTCTCATACTTGGCATTCTCAAAGGGATTGCAGCGAATAATCCTCTTGCTGACCGCACGGAACATCAGTCGGCTCAGCCAGCAGAGATTGTTGTTGATGGTGGATGCTCTCAGTCCACGCTTTTTCAGAAAGAAACGGTATTCCTCGAACAAGTCCTCTGTAATGGTTCCAATGGGTATGTCCTGCACTCCTTTGTTTTCGACAAATTCACGGAGATTTCTGTCAGAATAGAACAGATTCAGATAAGTTCCCTCTGCCCTTGACTTGCCTACGCTCTCCTTGACGGATTGCAATTCTGCCTTACTCATGGCAAGGAGCGTTGTCGGATTAGTGGCAATGCCTTGTAAGCGGTTCTTGATAAGTTCCACACTTACCACTCCATCCATTACAAGAATGTCCCGATAGGTCTTTTCCACCAAATCCCTGAACTCAATGATTCTCTGGTTTGTTTTCTTGTTGGTTGTCAACCCCTGCTTGGTGTTCCACTCGGCAGGATGGCACTCTTCGCCTGTGGTAATGGCTGTGTTCTTTCCGTCTATGGTGATACGGCAGAGAATGGCGGTATTGCCGTCTGCCTTTGTTTTCAGTCTGTTGATATAGAACAGTATCTTGAATGTACTTCTCATTGTCTTGGTGGTTTTGAATAATGAATAATGATAAGATAGAAAAAATAGGAATTAGATTATTAACTGCATATCTTCAGTGAAAGAAAGGAAACGATCAAATTCCTCAAAGAGTTTCTGTGGGGTTACCTTTGCATAACGCTCGGTCATGCTCACGTTGGAATGCCCCAGCATCTTACTAACGGTCTCAATGGGTACACCCTGTTCAAGCGTGATGAGCGTGGCAAATGTGTGCCTTGCCGTATGTGTGGTAAAAGGAAACGAGATGCCTGCACGAAGCCGCAGGGCTTTCAAATAAGATTGGTAAGTGGCATATCCCATGAAGGGGAGCAATGTTTCCCTTTCATCGCTGTGGAGCTTCTCCATCAGCCGTATGGCTTCGGGCAGCAGTTTGACACGACAAGGCACACCTGTTTTTTGGCGGTTGAACTTCAGCCAAAGGCTACCCTCGTCATCACGCACAAGATGGGACTTGTCCAGTTCCATCAAATCACAATACGCAGCACCCGTATAACAGGCAAAGAGGAAAATATCCCTTGCCGTTTCCATTTCCTCCTCCAAGTCCTCAAAGTGGAGAGTCTTTAACTTCTCAAATGCCCCTCTGTCAAGTGCTTTGGGGAGTTTCTTGTTACCCTTGCTTATTTTGACTTTGTCGAAAAGCAGGATGTCTGCCAACCCCTCACGGTAAGCCAGCCTGCATACCGTTTTCAAATGGGTGGCGACATTGTAGAATGAGCTCTCCTGAAATCCACACTCTCCCAAGAAGTACTGCTGAAACTCATGGATGAAGTTCTCTGTCAGTTGTGAGAAGGCTAAGTCAGAAACCTTATACTTCGCTTGGATGAACTCCTGCAAGTGGATTCTCGTGGAGTGATAGCTTGCCATTGACTCTTTTCTGAGGTCTACACCGATATGACTTTCTTTCTCTTTGATGAGCATATCAAGCCTTTCGATGAGCATGCACCGTGTCTGCACACTGCCTTGAAACAGTTCCTTCACATCGGTTGCGTCAAATGGGCAACCTCTTGCAAGCAAAGACTGATAGGCTGACTGGATGGACAGCAGCAAGTTCTCCAACCTGCCATTCACCTCCACCGCCTCACGACTTTTTCCGTCCATTCTGCTCTCACGGTGATTCCACAAGTCAGGATTGCAGGAGATCTTGCAACTGAACTGCGCGATGGAACGTCCAATGGTAATGCGTCCCATAATCGGTGCCTTGCCCGACTTGTCCAGACCGCTCTTTTTGAGGTAGAGCAACACCTTCATTTTTTCTGTTTTCATACGCTTTGATGTTTTGTGGCAAAATTACCAATTTCAAAGCGTTCCTCACTTATGCAGAAAACTGCCGACCGCAGCAACAGCCACACGAGCGAAAATAATTCAGTTACCGAACATTACTCCATCGTTACCTATGATGAAATCGGGTAACGGTTTAGTAACTGAACTTCTGCCTAAATCTGCATATCATAACTCTTTTTGAAAAGGGAACTTCTATGCAAATTATTCCGTTTCTCTCTCATTATCCGTCAGTTTGCACCAACTCCGATATTTCTTCATTTTCGTTGATTAGTTGCATTCTTAAAGGGCGTTAGTTAGACCTCAAAAGGGCATCTTTTGCAAGTCAATTAAGCCTTAATTCGAATGCAATTAAGCACCAATAAAATTCTGGGTTGTGATATTTCTTTACAAAGTGTTTGTGAGTGTGGTTTGTCCTTAGTCTTGCTTGTTAGTTTACTTTCTGAAAGGGCAAAGTCCTTAACAGATGATGTCGATAAGATTTATCCGTATATGTTAGGCTTTTGGGGGCTTACTTATATCTCATTTTAATGGGAATAGCAATCATTCCTACCATCTTTTTTTGACGTGTTAATTCCTATCACATCATGTGTTTATGCTTAGCACGAGTGGTGCCGATGGTAAATACCAATGGTGTTTTAGGCTTGGGGTTTGTCAAGGGGTTTCATAATGCTCTTTTCACAGCTGCTCCACACTTACGTATATCTACAAACTCTTTTTGGGTTTGCTCCTCAAATTCTCGTTTCCGTTCAATGGCTCGCTTGATACTAACGATAAGTTCTTCTCTTGTTTTTTCTTTGAATTTAATCATATAGTATTCTCCATTTCATTTTGCAAAATAACTCTTTGTATTGATATTCGTAAGAAAGTAAATGAAAAAGCAGCAAATGATTGCTCACTTGCTGCTGTATAGTAATAAGGTTTTCTATATAAGCCCTCAATGTTTTTCTTGTAAGTTTCTGTTCTTATTTATCTTCCTTTGTCAGACGAACATACAACAAGCAAGAAAATACGGTGTGACTTAGGAAACCCGATGTGTCCATTATTTGATGATTATCTTTTTACCATTGACAATATACATACCCTTAGGCAAAGCATTAATTTCGTCAGTGCTTGCTTTACTTAGCCGTTTTGTTCCATCTATTGTATAGACATCAGCAA